CGGCTGCGGCGATGCGGGGTTGCCGTAGACGGGACCGCCCTGGCGGCTGATGCGGGCGACCTGCGCCGTCGCGTACCGCAGCGATGGCCCGATTTCGTCGACCTGCAGCTCCACGACGGTCCGATTGGTGCCGTCCTGCGCCTGATACGAGTGCTGCTTGAGCCTGCCTTGGGCGATGACCCGCATACCCTTGGACAAAGATTGGATGCAATGCTGCGCGAGGTCGTTCCATGCCGAACAGCGGAGGAAGAGCGCGTCTCCGTCCTCGTACTGTCCGGTCTGCCGGTTGTACTGGCGTGGCGTGTTGGCGATGGTGAAGCTGGCGACCTGCGCGCCCTGGCCGGTGGTCCTCAGTTCCGGATCCGCGGTGAGGTTGCCGACGATGGTGATGACGGTCTCCCCTATGGCCATGTCAGGCTCCCTTCACATACCCAGCCGGTTCCGGGCCGAGCTGGCTTGGATCCTTGGCCTTCCACGCGCATTTCGCACGCAGGCATCCGGCCTCGCGGTCGATGACGATCTCGCCGAAGCGCGCCGGCGCGACCATGGTGAGGTTCCAGCCACGGTCGCGGTTGAGCGTGGATATGGTTTCGTACAGTTCGCCGATCAGCTCGGCGGACGTCATGCCGACGCTGGCGGGCGTGAGCGGCCATTCGAACCACTTCTCGCCCTCCGGCCTGCTTGGTGTTTTGCTTGGCAACGTTTGCCTCCTTTGGATTGATGTCGTGCCGGGACGCGGATTCGAACCGCGCATCCATCCGCCGACGTGACCTCAACACGCCGATCCATGGCGCCCGCATCCTGTCGCGGGCCCCGGCGAAGGCCGGACGGGAGGAGAAGAGAGAAGATGACCCGTCCGGCTGGTTTTAACGTCTTTTCCTTGACGCGCGGGCGGTTCCGGCATGGCCGCGCATGACGAACCACGTCCATGCCGCAATGTGTGCGGAACCGTCCAAGTCCTTCACTGCCGTTGCTCGTCCAGCCAGCGCGCGAAGCGGGGGGCGGAGCACAGACGGCGCATGATGACGGCCGTCGGGATGAGCACCGCGAACGGCGCGGCGATGAGATGTTCGATCGGGTGCATGCACGCCGGCGTGCAATACAGCACCCACATGGCCAGTAGCCACACCGCGAACAGCAGCTGGTGCAGGATGACGTGGGCAAGGGCCTTCATCACATCAGCTCCTTGTTGATGGTGTCGATAACGATGTCCACGAGGTCGGCCACGTCGAGGTCGACGTATCCGACGATGTGACCGAGCGAACGCCTTGCTTCGATTTCGTCCCATAAGTCGCCGCAGGCCGGACTGATGGCGTCGCCATGGTCCTCAAATTCCCTGAATATCGCTTCGACGCAGGTTTTGCGGATGGCGTTCATTTGTCCTCCTTTTCTTCACATGGGTCAGGCCACGGGGTATCGGTACGCCAGTCGTTGTCGGTCATCACGCGCCCACCTCTTCCTCGTATTCGGCCGTGCACTGGTACAGGTGTTGCGCGAAATAGGCGATCATCTGCTCCTTCGGATACATGACGATTCGTCCTACCTTCACGAACTTCGGGCCGATGCCCGCGCTACGCCAGTACGCCAGGGTGCCTTCCTTGATGCCGCAGTTGTCCGCGATGTCCTTCGTCGTGTTCATCGGCTTCAACGCCGCCGCCAATGCGGCGAACACCTCTTTGTCATCCATCACGCGCCTCCTTTGCGTGTGTGATGCCGGGCGGCGTTAGGAGAACCGCCCGGCCCTCTCCTAAAATCGGTGTCATCCCGCATTTGCGACGTGCGGGCCGAACAGTTAGGAGAAGAATCGATGAATGGGTTATGGGTGACCATCGCTGGATGGGTGGTGACTATCGGCGTATCCGTCGCCGGTTGGGTCATCACCGGGAGAAGGGCCGCGAATAGTGGGAGGACCGATACGGAAAGGTTCGAAAGACGTCTCTCGCTGTTCTCGGAGCAACTGGACGCCATGCGGGACTCTTCGGATTCGCTGCATAGGCAGGTCAATCTATTGGAACGCAAGGTGTCCGTTCCGGACTGGATCATCGAGCATCCAAGTCCGAGCCCGAACAACGTCATGTTCGTGATCAGGAACCGCAACACGTTCGACGCGTATGACGTGCGCTTGGAGGCCGATGGGTGCGAACCGGTTGTGTTGGGCGACATGGCAAAGGGGTCGTCGCGCAAGTTCGAGTTCGTCGCCGCCGTTCTTGGGCGAGCGGATAATGTCATCATCAGTTGGCTCGATTCCCCGCAGGCGACGGAACGTATGGGCCTGCCGATGGCGATGCCGGAAAGACGATAGCCAGGAAGTGGCACAGTGCGTCGCCTTCGAGCTCGATCATTTCAGCCAAGGTCACGTATGCCTTGCCGTCCCATATGTCCACATGGATCGGATGCTCCGTGGGGTCGAAGAGCGTTCTCCCGCTCACGCCCAGAGCGTCCTCGAGTTCTTTGGGCGCGCAGTCGATGTCGGTGATATCGAACGACGTGTTCATTTCAGTTCTCCTCCTTGCTGTTGGCATTGTTGGCTGTCGCGTTTTCCAGCGCATCGGCGAGCGCCTGATTCTGTTCTTCGATCGCTTCCGTCGGCGAGCGCTTCGGCGTCTTTGATGATGTCGGAGAGCTTGCGCCCGGTGACTTGGCTGATGCGGGCAAGCTCGTCGAAGTTGAACGTCCCGCCATTGAGTTTGCGGTTGAGACTGTTGCGTGGAATGCCTGCCTTTATTCCGACCTCATCCTGCGTGAGCCCAGCGTGTTTTATGGTGCTCTTGAGGACATCACCAATTTGTCGAGATGTCACATTTTCAATTTGCTTCAAACCAAACCTCCAAAGTTTTATTTAAGACTTATTTGTTTCATATGAGACATGATAAATAAATATTTGCCCTATGCAAAACTCGGCGTGTCTCATATGAGACAAAAAACGGGGAAAATGACGTAATCTAAACACATGGCAACAGGAAAGAAAATCCCGACTATCGAATCAAAGGCGCTGTCGATAGCGATCAAACGGGCAATGGCGACAAGAGAACTGAAAGTAAAGTCGCTCGCTGAGAAATCAGGCGTCCCCTACGGGACGTTACGGAGGATCCTCGAACTGAACACCGTTGCCGATTATGAGCAATTGCAACGCATTTCGACGGCGTTGCGAACACCTCTGGCGCAGATCATCGCCGATGCGGATGAACTCAGCAAAGACCCAGAAGTTGTAAGCGATTTTGAGACATCTCACGAAGATATCGACATCGATAAGTGGGCCGACCGCATCAAAAGCGAAGATTCCATTAAAACCAGATAGGAAGGGAGAACAATGGAATTTGAAGAGAGCCTTAACCAGGTCGCAGCAAAGGTACGCGACCTCAAAGAGGGCATCGAAACAGAGGAAGCCACGAAGAACGCGTTCATCATGCCGTTCATCGGTCAAGTGCTCGGTTATGACGTGTTCAACCCAACCGAAGTCGTGCCGGAATTCACCGCCGACGTTGGGGTCAAAAAAGGCGAAAAGGTTGATTACGCGCTCGTGCATGACGGTCAAGTGCAGATTCTTATCGAATGCAAGAAGATTGGCGTACCGCTCAGCTTGGAGAACGCAAGCCAGCTGTACCGGTATTTCGCGGTGACGAACGCGCGCATCGGTGTTCTGACCAACGGCCAGGTATGGAATTTCTACATGGACATTGATGAGCCGAACCGCATGGACTCGAAGCCGTTCCTGGTGCTGGATCTATTGGATATCGATCCGACGATAATCCCGGCGTTGCAGAAGCTGACCAAGCCGGCGTTCGACCTTGATTCCATCGCCAGCAGTGCCGAAGAGCTCAAATACGTAGGTGCACTCAAGAGGGCCGTCGGCGACGAGTTCAAAGAGCCGTCGGACGAGTTCGTAAAGCTGCTCGCCTCGCACGTGTACGAAGGCGCGTTCTATGCGTCGGTCATGGAGAAGTTCAGGCCATTGGTGGCGAAGGCGCTGAAGCAGTATCTGTCAGATCAGGTCAACGATCGACTCAAGACGGCACTCGGCGCGGATGATATCAAGATCGACACAATCGAGCCAGACGCAAACGAGGAAACAAACGACGGAGACGAATCCGACGGCAACGACGACGATGGAATCGTCACCACCGAGGAGGAAATCGCCGGTTACCGAATCATCAAAGCCATCGCATGCAGCGATGTGGATCCGGAACGTGTAACGATGAGAGATGCAAAGAAATACTGCGCAATATTCCTCGACGATAACAACCGTAAGCCAATTGTTCGTCTTTATTTCAACACTAAGCAGAAATATCTCGGTGTTTTCGACGAAAACAAAAACTGCGAGCGCATGCCTATCGATACGCTTAACGGTATCTATGCCTACTCTGAGCAGATTCGCGAAGAGGTGCGCCGCCTTCTATAACAGCATTATTTGAAAATAGTTCGAGTCCCGATGTACAGCTCAATGATTGTCGGGACTCTACTTAAAAGCCGCCTGTGTCTACGAATACCGCGAGCGCCGTGGTGAAGAACATGTGGGAAGAAGCGCCATGAAAGTGACCATTGATGATCTGTGGCTCAAGAATGACGATGATGGCAATCCGCCGAGTCGCGCGGCCAAACGCTCTTTGGCTAACTCACGCGATCCGATGAAGGCCAATGTGCCTGAGAAGTGGCGTAAAAGCCGTTATGGAGTCGGGATGCGCTGGCGTTGTCATTGGACCATCGTCAAGGACGGTAGACGTGTGCAGAGGGTGAAGCAGTTCGCCAGGCTCGCCGAAGCGCAGGAATATGCCGCGGCCATGGAGGACGACATCAGGCGGGGACGCTACCGCGATCCTCGTCAGGAGCTTCGTGTCCTGGATGATGTGGCCGGCGAATGGCTCGCGTCGAAGGTTGATCTGAAACCCGGCACCGCAGGCCGGTATGCGAGGGAGCTGCGCCTGTACATCCTGCCCAAATGGGGTGGCATGACGTTGCGGGAGCTGCGCCCTGACATGCTGCAGGAGTGGGTCGGCCAGCTCATGGACGGTGGTTATCCGGCCGCGTTGCCGGACGGGCGTGATTCGAAGCCGCTGAGCGCGAGAAGCATCCGCAATATCATGAAAGTCGTCCTCAAGGGCATCTTTGACTACGCCGTCTCGAACGGGTGGATCGGTGAGAATCCTGTGGACAGGGTCACCGTGCCGAAGATCGTCTCCGACGATGACATGGTGTTCCTCTCGGTCCGCGAGGTCGAGTTGCTCGCGGACGAGGCGGAGAAGATCGGGAAGCCGGTGGACGGTCTGCTGGTCAGATGGCAGGCCTATACGGGATGCCGCATAGGCGAATCGCTTGCCCTCAAGGTCGGTGACGTGGACGTGGACAGGCGGCGCGCCAGGATAGGCCGCACATGGACTGACGACGGGCACGGCGGCAGCATGCTCGGCACACCGAAGAACGGAAAGGCCCGCAACATCGCGATACCACGGTTCCTTATGCCGCAGATCAAGGCGCAGATGGATGGCATGGGTGATGACGATTGGCTGTTCCGTGCCACCCGTGGCGGGAACGTCTGGACGAACACGTGGCGGGCAAGGATATGGAACAAGGCCGTCAAAGCGGCCGGCATGGAGGACGCGGGCGTGACCATACACAGTCTGCGCCACACATACGCGAGCTTCGCGATCGCCCAGGGCGCGGACGTGAAGACCCTGCAGATGCAGCTCGGCCACTCCTCTCCCAGCATCACATTGAACACCTACACGGCGCTCTGGCCGGAACGATTGGACGACGTGGCCGACGCGATCGGAGCCCTCCGCGAGCGCGAACTCGTGTGAATCGGGCATGGAGGTTCCGCGGCGTTTGTATGCATTTGTATGCGGATTGTTTTCGACGGAAAAAATAAGCCCTTGAAAACCTAATGTTTCCAAGGGCTCCGGTCGGGCTGACAGGATTTGAACCTGCGACATTCTGCTCCCAAAGCAGACGCGCTACCAAACTGCGCTACAGCCCGTTCACGTTCACACCCCGCGAATCCGCCTCACGGAATCGCACCAAGTGAACACGAGTTTCTATTATAGCGTATGGTTGGACAACGACAGGCTTACAATAGCATTTCGGAAGGGAGAGTGGCATGGGACGTCACCAGCAGGCCGAATCGTCAGGCATCATCTCCTTTGTGACATGCGCCGTTATCGCCTGGTTCGTCATGAACGCATACATGCAGTTCGCCCCGGCCATCTGGCGTGTCACGCAGCGTCTGTTCACCGTCTGCTCGGGAATCGTGGCAGGATGCGGAGTCGTTTCATTCAGTTTGGGTTACGCACGAAAATCACGTTCGCTGACACTCAAGCATGGCTGGGTCATTCCGGTTCGCCGTGTTTTCGAGATCCTTGCGCTTTCCGTGGTGTATGCTTCGACCATTTTCGTCACATCGTTCATGATGTTGTCCATCGTCAACAACATGATGGGCATCCGCACGCTGAAAGGCTATCTGCCGATCCTATGCGCGGCCATCGCAGGCGTTGTAGGCTATATCACTTTCGTGCAGGCGGAACTTATGAATGCCAAAACGATCGCTTCCCTACTGCCATTTTTCGTGGTGTCTGGCGTGAGTATCGCAGGATTGACGTCCGACGATCCGTACTGGTACAACAATAATTTCTCTCAATTGGGCGACCGTACGACGTTCGCCGCGCGTATGTTCAATTCGACGCTGACGCTCGCGGGCATCTGCATTGTGATCATCAGCTATTTCGCCGTTTCCGAGCTCATCACCACGTATCGTCTGCAATTGCAGTATCTGGATTCCAATGCCATCAATGAGACGCCGAAGCATTTTCGTACGAGGATTCTGCTGCTGTCAATCATGTTGACGTTGGCCGGCATCGCTTTCGTAGGTATCGGCATGTTCCGTTACACACCGCATCCGATTTTGCACAACGTGTTCGCCCGCGGCCTACCATGTTTGATGAGCGTGCTGATGATTGCCCTGCCTTGGCTTGCCCCGCAACTCTCAAAGGTCGTATACGTGGTTTCCGATCTTGCGATTGCGATTGGGGCTTATGCCGGATTCCAATGGCTGAGCGGGCATAACACGCTGACGAATGTGGAGGCGTTGGCCGGCATGATGTTCCTTGGCTGGTTCATCATTTTCTCGCGTCAAATCGCCGCCATCGAAGCGGATCGCGTGCAGACGCAGCTGATACTGGCGCAATCTGAGAGACCACGCTCCGTCGAGGATCTTGCGGAAGTCAGCGAAACTGTTCCCGACACAGTTTCGAGGCTCGCCGCACAAGTCTGA